CTGCGGAGCCGCACCAGCAAAAGCAAATCTTGAAAAAACATTTGACTACTTTTTGAGACGCTTTCTATGTAAAAGAGGTAACAATGGCAGGAAAACCGAAGACAAAACCATCGCCGGGATGGGGTGGAGCGCGGGCAGGCGGCGGCAGGAAGCCTATTAACCAACTTTCGGACGCAGAATCAAAAAAACTATTTAGGGAGATCAAGAAACGCACTAAGATTGAGGGCCGGAACTGGCAGGCTGTGCTTTTGGATTTCGTTTTTGGGAAAGACTTGGTTACGGGCATAGGTTTGGACCTTACAGGCAAGGAGCGGCTTACGGCTTTGAGGCTTATAGCCGATTTGGCCGTTGCCAAGCAAAGCGAACAAACCGTGAACGTGAACCGCACCGATGGACCGTCAATCGGGCTCCCCCCGGCGCGGCAGGACCCGGCGAAGTTGGTTGCGTTAGAGGGCAAGAAAGCCGCCAATGAGTGAATGGTATCCGTTCCCCGGGCCGCAGTTTGAGTTTTGCAGCCGGGGTGAGTTTGAAGTGCTTTTCGGAGGCGCGGCCGGCCCCGGCAAGACCGATTGCCTTATCATGGAGGCGACCAGGGATGTGTTGCATTCTGACTACAGCGGGATACTATTCAGGAGGACTTTCCCGCAGTTACAGGAGATAGTTGACCGCTGCTGGCGCTGGTATCCAAAGATTGGCGGGCAATACCGGGCGACCGAGCACCGTTGGTACTTCCCGAGCGGGGCTAAAATCACGCTAAGCCATATGCAGCATGAAGCCGACATGTATAACCACCAGGGGAAGGAATATCATTTTGCAGGGTTCGACGAATTGACCCAGTTCACAAAAGCCCAATATCTTTACATCTTTAGCCGTGTTCGCGGAACAAATCCAGATATACCTTTGCGAGTCAGGAGCACTACTAACCCCGGCGGCATAGGCCATGCTTGGGTAAAAGAGCGGTTTGTAGATATTACCATTGCCGGGCAGACGTATATTGACCCGGTAACGGGGTTGTCACGCGCATTTGTCCCCGCAAAAGTAACAGACAACCCGATGCTTGTCCTAAATGACCCCACCTACGTCAAGCGCCTTGAAGCCTTGCCAGAGATCGAAAAGAAGCGCCTGCTTTACGGCGATTGGGAATCATTCAGCGGGCAAGTGTTTACAGAGTTGTCTCAACGCATACACGGCTGCCAGCCGTTTGAAGTCCCGCCTGAGTGGACCAAGCTGATGGCTTTTGACTGGGGTTTCGCCCGACCGTGGGTGGCGTTGTATGCCGCAGTAGATTATGAAAACACGCTTTACATTTACCGGGAGATATACGGGTTGAAACCCGACCATGTGAACGTTGGTGTGCGGCAAAGCAACGATGAAATTTGTTCGGTCATAAAAAACACCGAGAAGGAAAAGATCGGCGTCCGTGTGGCTGATCCGGCCTGTTGGTCGCCTACCATGCGGAACAATAAAATCACAGGACCGTCGTTTCAGGAGGACGCCGCAAGATTTGGCCTCTTTTTTTTAAAGGCAGATAATGATAGAATACGCGGAAAACAACAAGTCCATCAGCGGCTTCAACTTGAAACCGATACTGACCCGATAACCGGGGAGGTTAAAAAAGAGTGGCCGCGCCTTGTGGTATTTAACAGTTGTACGAATTGGTGGCGCACGATGATGGAGTTAAGGGAGTCACCAAAGGACGCTGAGGACGTTGACACCGACCAGGAAGACCACCTTTACGACTGCACCCGGTATTTGTGCATGAGCCGACCAATCACCCCCCGCCGCAAACATGACATTCCGCAGGGAACTTTTGCAGCCGAGCGCCGGCGCATGATTAGGGCGAAGGAATACTGCCGCCGTCATGGAGTCAGTCTCGATGCTGCTTACGCAAGGGTTAGGTAATGGCAAAAAAGAAAAAGGCCGCTGAAACCCAAAAGATTTGGGAAGAACGGATTAACCGAGCTAAGCAGGTAAAAAAGAACTGGAAAGATCTATTCAAAGTTGCGCTTGCCCTTGAATATCTGGATGGCAAACAGAGGCCAGAAGGCTACGACGCTAACGAATGGATAACGGTTAACAACGTCTATTCCCACCTAAAAGCGCAACTCCCCGCGTTGTATTCGACCGACCCATATTTCTATGTCAAGGTAAAGCGTTCATACACTCCGATCCGGCAAATGATCGACGCCTACGAGAAGAAGGCGAAAGTCCGTCAATCGAATCTAAACTACTACAAAGACGAGTTGGACCTTAAAACCAAGGCGCGGCTTGGCATACAGGATGCCATGTTCGCATTTGGCGTGCTGCGGGTTGAGCATGTTTCAACCCTGATAGAAAACCCAGATGCCGGAAAGCCAGCCATTAAGGATTCTGATGCCGATGAACCGGAAGAACTACTTGGCGATGACGGTCAGCCTATCATTGAGCCTGATTTCATCCCGGTAAACAGCCGATACAATATCGCCAGGGTCCATTTTGACGATTTTCTATTCGATGAAGACGCCGGAACACTGCAAGATTCATGGTCCTGGGTTGCAGAACGAATGCGGATACCGTTCTCGGACGTTGAAAAAAACCCAATGTTCAAAAAGTCGGCCGTTAAAGCGTTGCGCGGCAAGGGTTCGACCGAGGACGATGAAGTAAAGGCCCGCGATGACCGCAAAAAGGGCGACATTAAAGACAACCGTGGCGGTTCTAACCGTTATTTTGGCGAAAATCAGGATCAGGTGACGCCAGAAATTGCCGTGCTTTGGAAAATTTGGGACTTGAAGGCTAAAAAGTGGCTTGTCATTGGAGAAAACGGCGAGGAACCGCTGATAGACGAGTCGGAATACCCGAAAGGCGTTGAAGATCACCCGTATTCGATTCTCCGTTTCACCTACCGGGACGATTCTCCGTATCCGATCCCTCCGATGAGCCAGGGATTGGACCCCGCCAAGGAATATAACGTGGCGCGGTCTGACATTTTGAAGCATCGCAAGCGGTTTAACCGCAAATATGTCATTTATGGTCCCGCGTTTGACGACGCCGAGGGGGCAGCAAGCAAGCTACAGTACGGCGACGATGGGACTTGCATCGTTGCATCTATGCAGGGCGACGTCGTTAGCCCGATTCAGGATGCCCAGCTCGACCAGATGCGATGGCAGGAAATGGGCTATCTCAAAAATGAGATGGTTGAACTTTTCGGTGGCAGCACCGGGGAATCACGCGGCATAGCCGAGGCCGACAGCGCAACGCAGGCCGGTATCCTTGATAGCCGGATGCAGATGAAGGAAGGTGACGCGCTAAGCATGGTCACGGACTGGGTGAAGTCGGTCGCTCGCAAGCTGGACCAGCTTATCCAGGCTCACATTGACGTTGTTCAGGCCGTGCGCGTTACTGGGGCCGATGGCATGGAGTACATGGAAGTCATCACCCCAGAGGACTACGACGCAATCAACGGCGAATTTGTCTACGACGTTAACGTGGGTTCTACCATGCCGAAACTGCCGCAGATGGAGCGGGCGTCATGGCTGGCGTTTTTGCAGCTGCTTGGTCAGGTGCCGCAACTGATGACTTCGCGGCGGCTGTTGAAGCGCATGGCCGAAATGCACCACATTGAAGACGAGTCGATGCTTGAAGAACTGGTTAATATCGGCCGGATGATGATGCAGCAGGCGCAGGAGCCGTCTAAGCCTGGAAGTGTGGCGAACGTAAGCGAGTCGCGGCCGCAGTCGGCTATGGGCGGGCAATTCGGCGGCGCGGCGGCTGACCAGACGGCGGGGATGGGGGCTTAATGCTTCGACTGTATGACTTTCGGTGTCCGGCTTGCGACGGTGTGGCTGAGCGGCTTGTGAATGACGGTGAAAAGGTAAAAAGCGCCTGCTGCGGGGCCGTCATGGAACGCCTGCCTCCGCGCATCAACATCAACATGGGCCCGGCAGGGGCGCATGGCTATTACGATGAAAATCTCGGCACCTACGTCAACACCAATCGCCAGCGCCGGGAGCTGTGCAGGCAGCAGGGGGTTACGCCGAAAGGCGACACGCCAAAGCCGGATGGGGAGGCTTGGGTATGAGAATAACAGAACCGATTAATGTTGTTTTCTGGCGCAGGGTTATAAATACCGGCGTAGATACATGCTGGAAGTGGACAGGGTCTAAAAACGACAAGGGATATGGACAAATAAGAAATAACAAGAAAATATTTTATGCGCATAGGATTTCATACGAAATCCACAACGGTAGCATTAATGATGGGCAGGTTGTCATACACAGCTGCGACAATCCAGAGTGCACAAACCCAAGACACTTAAAAGTTGGTAGTCAGGCTGACAATTTACACGACGCCTTTATGAAGGGCCGCATGAATGGTACGCCAATATTTGATAATGATGTCAGAGATATAATTAATCTATACAATATACAAGGCTACACACAAAAACACATAGCAAAATTGTATGGTTGCAACCAATCGAACATTTGTAGAATAGTAAATAACAAAACACGAAAGGCGGCCCAAAACGCGCATCTGTGATTTCTGTTGGAGTTCAAGCGGCCTTCCGGTAGCTGCGGCAACGCAGGTTTCATTTGGTGCGACAGAAAGCCCGGATGAAATTTACGACGCCTGCCAATCGTGCGCCATGACGGTTAAGGAATTGCTCAACCAGCCGAAAGAAGAAAAAAAGAATGGCCCCGGAAGACCTCGCAAAACTGCTTAAAGCGCTTGAGAAAAAATTTCCATTGGTTTATCGGCATATTATTGCTACAATAAAGGCTATCCTTAACCAATAGCTTAACCTACAGCCCGACACGCCACAAGCCTCTCGGTTACACGACCGGGAGGCTTTTTTTATGGCAGACGATGCGGCCCCCGCGACCACGGACGGACAAGCCGGCGGCGGATCTGCTGCTATCACGCAGACAACCGACGTGGCATCCACAAGTGATAGCGGACAAGGCGTTAAGGCATCAGGCGACAGCGGGACCAGCAGAACAACCCCGAAGGACTCTGCTTCTCAAGGCACCGACGAACCCACCTTTTTTGACCCCAAACAAGTTCCGGCTGAGCTGCAAGGCAATTACAAGTCCATGCAGGCGGCTTTTACCAAAGCGATGCAGAAAATATCGGGAGAGCGGAATAAGGTCGCATTTTACGACCAGTTTTCGCAGGACCCGGTAGGGAACATGCAGCGCTTGGCGGCGCAGTACGGCTACCGCATGACGCGGGAACAGGCGGCGGCGGCGGTGAACGACCAGGACCAGGGCGGAGGCATTCCTCAGAACTGGGAACCGAAGTCATGGGAAGAAGTTTTCAGCAAGGCCGAGGAACGTGCGGCGGCAAAGATCTTCAAAAACCTGCAACCGCTGCTTGACGAGGTAAAAAGCCAAAAACGGGCCAGCATAGAACGCCAGCTTTCGGATATAGACCCCGGCTGGCAGCAGTATGAGCAGGAAATGGCCGACCTCATTCAGCAAGTCCCTGGACTCGCCGCGCACCCCGAGAAACTTTACCGCCTTGCAGTACCGCCAGATGTGATCGAAAGCCGCGCCACCCAAAAGGCAATCAAGCGCCTTGAGGACAAGGCGAAGAGCGCGGCCGGAGCCGGGGGCAGCACCACAACCAAAAAACCGAGCGCACTTGACCCGAATCAACGGTTTACTTCCGTGCATGAGGCTGCGGCCTGGGCGCGGAGCAAGCTGGCAGAAGAAGGCAAGCAGCCTCCAAAATAGAGGACTAAATGGCAACTATCGGGACCAATCCTTCACCAAGCACCAATACCGTTTACTATGACAGTCTCTTGACGACTACGCTGATGGCGTACCGCAAGGAACTGGTGGACAACATTTTCAAAGACTCCGCTTTTTTGTCTTACCTTCGCATGAAGGGTGCTGTCAAAAAGCAGAACGGCGGAGAGCGGGCGTCTATCCCGCTGATGTACGGAACCAATAAAACCGTATCGACTCACGGTGGATATTCCGTGATCGATACCACCCCGCAGGAAGGTTTTACCACGGCGTTTTATGAGTGGGCCGAGGTCGCTGGCAGCATCTCTATTAGCCGCAAAGAGGAACGGCAGAACAGTGGCGAGGGCCGACTCATCGACCTGTTGGCTTCGAAAGTGAAACAGGCCGAAATGAGCATGCGTGAAAAACTGAATAGCGACCTGATCCTTGGGACCGTCAGTTCTTCGACGTTCGTGCCCGACTCAGCGCAGGACGGCAGCAAGGGTCTTCTGCCTCTCGGTTTTTTCCTCCGCAAACTGAACGCTACCGACCCGACCGCGCCGACCACCGTGGGAAACATCTCGTCTGCTTCCTACGACTGGTGGAGACACAAGACCGGCTGGGTGAACAACCAGAACGTGACCGGAAACAGCTTCTACGCTTCTGTTACCACTTACGCCGGCCTGAAAGCCTATCTGCGCCGGATGTATAACTACTGTTCACGCGGTAGCGGCGGTGCTCCTAATCTGGTGCTTTTCGATCAGGTGTCTTTTGAAACTTACGAGAACGCACTTGACGCCAGCATGCGGTACACTGATACCAAGATGGCCGACATGGGATTTGACACCATCAAACTGCGCGGGGCTACCTGCATTTGGGACGAAGTTGTACCGGACATTTATACCGGGACGGCGGCTATCACTGTCGGCAGCGCGTTTTTCCTGAACACCGATTTTTACGGCCTGATGATCGACAGCGAAACGGACATCATCACGACCCCGTTTGTCGAGCCAGAGAATCAGACGGCCAAAACTGCCAAGGTTCTTTTCATGGGGCAGGCTTGGTGCAGCAACCTTCGCAAGCTCGGAGTACTGGGCGGCATTTCGCAGTCTATCGTTTCTTAACCTTTAACCCGTAACAAAACGGCGGGCGCGGCCCGCGTCAGTCACAACAAACGGAAGGAGAAGTAAAAATGCTTTGGCAGAGGATTAGCAGGACCAACCCTGAAAAATGCTTCATCATCGTCAAGAACAGCTACAGCACTGCAAGCCTGACCGACGGGCAGGCGGTGATTTGGGATTAACGAATAGTCCCCCGTCGGCGCAATGGGCCTAACGCAAGATTTCTTAAAGACTCTGGATGAATAGATACATGAGCAGAACGGTTAACAAGCAAAAGGTTCTCAAGCGAGTTGTTGAGCTTGTTTCCGTCTATGTGGTGGACAATCTCGTTAGAGCAAAGTCTTCTGCCGAGATGTTTTTCCATAACGTAACGATGCTCAAGAGTCGTGCCGCTTTCGGTCTTTATGACTTTGTAACCATGATTCCCGATGTAGCAGTCCCCTTCTCCGTTAGCTCTCTTTTTTCGGAAAAGAGGATCGCCATATCGCTTAAACCGAAGCCCGTGCTTGTTGCAGAAGCCGTTCCCTCTTACCGGCTTGCAACACCCTTCAATTTTGCAAAGATTCGGGGAATCATGTTTCTTGAAACGGCCGCTCACCGGGTCTTTAATCATTCGGTTCATTGCTTGTCCTCCATTACAACCAGTTTACTACAGACGCTAATGGTTGTCAATCGGAACGATGGTTCACAGCGGGTGAATTCAGGGGAAGCCCCAACGGGTAACGCCGTGGGTAATCCTGAGCCAAGCCGGCGGTACACCGCCGGAAGGTGCAACGACTACCGGAGTGGTTTAGTCCACTTAATGACCGGCATGAGCGCCCGCCCCGAAAGGGAAGAGATAGTCTACTCCTTGCAGTAATGCAAGGTAGCAAGGTTCGGAACCGATGTTGATGGCGTCGGCGTTACCCGCCCGACGGCCCGAGCCACTAACGCTGGGGTTGCAATTGCAGGTATCGCGGCCGAGACTATCGCGGCAGGCGACTATGGCATGGTACAGGTTTACGGCTACCATGCGGCTGTCCGCGTGCGCAACATGACCGGCGGCTCCCCTGCGGTTGCAGCCGGTTCTCCGCTCGCGCTCAATTCGGCGGGGTCCGTGTTTTGCCTGGAGAACTGGGACACCGGCAGCACCAACCTGCAAGTGCATAGCTGCGGGTTTGCCCTGGCGGCCCAAGCCTCCTGGACCACAAAGGCCGTCGCTGCTTTTCTGAAGTGCCTGTAAACCAATAACAGGCGGGGGGCTTCGGCCCCTCGCCAAACCAATCCGATAGGGGGATTGCATGAAAGAATCTTTTACTGATCCAGTTGTAAGATGCACCGATTGCCAAAGGCTTATCACGCGGGCAGAAATCAGGAAATACGGCCTCTGTCCAGATTGCGGGAACAAACGGGTGCGTAACGTGCTGGTGCTGAGCGGCAAAGAAGTCGAGCGCCTTAAAGAGATGGACATCGACCCCGCTTTTCTTGCAGAGTTTACGGCGGTAGACAATGGCTAAGATACTGATTGGTATCCCCGCATACGGCCAAATGCCACCTGAAACCGAGGAAGATTATCTTCGGTTTTTTTATTATCTCGGACGCCGGTACACTGAGCATGATTTCTTTGTCGGTATCAAGCGCAAGGCCGAGCAGTTCCGCGCAAGGAATAGCATCGTCAAGGCCGCGTACCAGTGCGGCGCTGATTATATCTTGATGCTGGATGATGACCATGTAATCGATTTGGAAGGGACCAACGAAGCAAGCAGTCGGTATGAGTTTTTGCGGAAACTGATCGAACACCATGAGCGCATACCGGAAGCCGGAATCATCGGAGCGCTTTACTACCATCGCGGCGGTGAGTGCCGCCCGGTGCTGATGGAAGAAAAAGACGGCCAGTATTTCTACCTCCGCGACGACCAGATTAAGCACGGGCTGCAAGAGGTCACGGTGCAGGGCGGCGGCTGTATGCTCATCAAGTCAAAGGTGTTTGACAAGATTGGAGCGGAGCCGTTCGAGCCTGAACATGAATACGGTACCGACTTTCAAATTTGCTTAAAGGCTCGAAACGCGGGGTTCAAAATCTACTGCGATACGTCCATCGAACTCGGTCATGTAAAAAACGAGCGGAGCATAGTGACGAGCAAGAATCGGCACCTGCACTATTCCGACTACATGAACCAGGACGACGCTATTCGCGAGAACGCAATCATGGGGCGCATCCTGCGTGAATTTCGCGCCGATGTGATGGAATATCTTGAAGTCGATAGCGTACCGCACCTGCTTGAGATTGCAGAACAGTATGGACCTCATTCAAAAAAATTCAAGGAATATCAGGCGCAGAACAATATCAAGCAGTATTACATAGACTCTGAATTAGCATATCTTGCGCGGGCGTGTTTCATTCGATGCGAGGACAACCAACACCGTTTCGATCACTTTGTCTTAAACACCGTCAAGGCCGATGTGCCCGGTGTGGGGATGGACTTCGGATGTGGGTCCGCGCCGATTTCGTTTGAGCTGGTACGCAAGGGGCAAGTAATTTATTACTATGACATAGACGGTTCGGCCCCGTTTGAGTTCCTGAAATGGCGTGCCAGAAAATATGGGTTCTACGGCAGCCGGGCGATATTTCAGGAAGGCCCGCCGCCAGATGGCATGCTCGATTACTGCCTTTGCCTTGACTCAATCGAACACTTACCGGACGGCGAGTGGCAGGCGCTTATAAAGCGTATTGCGGTTGCGCTGAAACATGGCGGGGCGCTGATAACTAATTTTGTTTTGCTTACCGACATAAAAAACCATGAACACATTTTCACCGACCGGCAGGCGTTTATTGCCGAAGCTACAAAGAACGGCCTATGGCCGTTGAACACGGCTATTTATCAAAAAATGAGTGACCTAAATGGCATCGATCCTTAGACGAACGATCCTTTACGAGAAGGGCGCGGACGGCATTATCCGCTTTCATGACTGGGCAATCGTCAACACCACGCTTGGAACGATGATTGAGGCCCGCGCTGTCGTCAACCCAATCTATATGCCGGGCGGCAGTGGGGTGGACTTCGAAGACCGCGACTATTCCGACGACTTCCAGCGGATCGATGCGATTGAGCCGTTTTCGCTTGACCGGCAATATCATATCATCGGCAACGCCGAGGCTATTGGCGGAGGGAATCTCATCGGCCGAGTGGGACGGTAAAAAAACCGGGTTGCGAAAGCATTAAACGTGAATAGCCCTATCCTATTCCGGCCCGGCTAAAACCTTATGGCAAACACAATAGAAAAAACAGTCATGGACCTGATCGGAGAAAACTCCGAGAGCCCCGATGTGTTCACGGACGCATCGGGCATTGAAGAAATCAGGAGCCATGTCAACGACGCCATAGAAGAAATCTGCGTCATTACCGGTTGCCATAAACGGGTTTGGCATGTCCCGCTGCGCGGCAATTCAGTCTTTTACCGGCTGGACCAAGGCCGGGACCAATTCGCTTGGTTCGACACGGTTTATCTGATCGGCACCAAGCGCCTGTTGGAGCAGACTGATTTTGAAGGGCTTGAATGGCTTGATTCGCGCTGGATGTCCAGCACCGGAACGCCGAGCCACTATGCGCCGATAGGCGTTTCTAAGTTCGCAATTTATCCATCTGCGGCAAGTGACTCCGACACGCTTGAGATAACCGGGGTGGCGGTACCGTCACGCTACACGGAAGACACCGACAGGATAAAACTCCGCAAATCGTTCGAGTGGGCGGTGGTCAATCGGGCCGTGTCAGAGTTTTGGGCCACCCGTGGCGATGCGGCGTCGGCTGCAAAGGCTTTCGGTCTGTACGCTTCCGAGGTAGGGCTTACTAAGATGTATCCTGAATACTACGAACGACGCTGGCAGTTTCAGGGGCGCAAATGAACTGGGCCGATCAACTTATCAGAATACGCCGATGGGTCCGCGACCCGGCCGCCAACATATTTTCAGAGCCGTTTTTGCGGCTTCTGTATAACGACGAGCAGTCGCAGCTTTATACGGTCCTTGCCCCGATGCTGAACGTGCAGGCAATTTTGACGCATCCTGAATTCGTCGGCACCTACACGCATGATTGGGAGTGGATGCACCTGGACCACGAGAGCGGCAACGTGTACCAGGTTGGGCAGTACTACGACGCTGCGGACTACGTTTATTTCTACGTTTGGGAGCCTGAAAGCATTAAAGGCTACAATGCCGACAGCGTTGACGCCGGCAGCGTTTACACTCATCCATGGGAAGCCTGGATGACGACGCCGCACTACCCGCCGCCAATCCCGCTTCCAGATGATTTCAATTCGGCCGTATTTCTGGCGCATGACCGGCAAAAACTATACCCGGAAACCAAGTCAGAGATCATCAGCCGTGATGACATGACCTGGAAGACGCGCACCGGGCCGGGCATATCCTATTGGCGGGACGCAAAAAATAATAACTGGATTCGGATTTATCCGTTGCCGTCGATCACTTGGTATGACGATGAAATCAGCATAGCTGACCCTGACACGGCTGAATATGTCGATGTTGGCGAAGCGGTCACGTTCGGCTCTGAGGATGCTTATTTCGGAACAACTCTTGTGCGGTTTGATTCTTCCGATGATGCAAACGATACCGACAACAACATCCTGATAGTTTACAACACCGACTCGACCGACATGACCGCCGCGCCGGATGAGAGCACGCTGCCTGAGTGGATGCAAAAATATATCGAATACGGGGTGGCGGCACGCGCTCTAAGGGCCAACACGGACGGCCGGGTAGAAAGCCTTGCCGACTATTGGGACATGCGGAAAAAGGCTGGCTACGAGGTTATAAAGAGGTGGAAGCGGCTGAAAATGAGCAATCGGAATATAGTTTTTAGAACGCGCAACGGATCAAGCGGCACGGGACAGCGTCCGAAGCACCCGCGCCTGCCGTCAACGTATGCGGATAATTGGATCTAATGGCTATACTCTGGAAGCCAACCGGGGCGCTTGACATAAACTCAATGCCTACCGATCTGCCGGAGCAGGCTGGCGGGAACGCTATAATTTCGGGCGCGATGGTCCGCTGTAAAAATCTATCGCTTGACCGGAATGGGCTTGCTGAGCTTCGGGCTGGCAGCTCGCTTATTTCTACGTTCACACCGGCGTCGGTGCCGGAACTTATTTTAGACGCTGCCGGGCATAGGTATATATTCGCCGGAAATGAAATATTTTATGATGAATCACCGATAGCAGACGCGGTGATATGCGGGACCCCGACGTTTAGCCCGGCCGGTGGAAGCTACGCAGCGGCGCAGACAGTCACAATAACGTCTTCAACCGCATCGGCAGATATACATTACACTCTGGACGAAAGCACGCCAACGGAGCAATCGCTCAAATATTTTTCGCCCGTAGCGGTCCCGGCGAATAGCTATTTGAAGGCCATAGCTATCGACCCCCGAGGGATAATGTCAACGTCTGAAGTGGCAAGCGCGTTTTATTCTATTTTTGCACAAGATTCTCTTGTGACCGAAACCAACGTCTACACGTTAACGACTGAAACGGCAGAAGACACACTGACCACGGAAGGACCATAATGGCAAACAGAAAAATAAGCCAGCTGACAGAGCTTACGTCCCTTGCGGCAGCCGACAAATTCCCGGTTGTCGATGATTCTGAATCATCGGTTGAAAAAACTAAGTACGTCGATTTTGCCCAGCTGCAAGACGACATACTGAATGACGCTACGACCTTGCCGTTTACAATTGGAGGAGTGGCGCAGGTAAAACTAACAGATGGCGTGCTTGCACCAGAAACCGACAATGACATTGATATAGGCGACGCAAGCCACCAGATAAAAAATATCTATCTAAAAGGCAATAAGGTTTGGAACGCTACGACTCAGAACGTACAGACCGTGACTGCCAGCGGTACGACACTGGATGTTACCGGGCTGACGGCTTGGGGCATGTACGAGGTCTTTTTAAATGTTGCTTTTGTTGGCTCAAACAAGGTGCTCTACTTGACTTTAAACGGAGACACAGGAGCCAACTACAGCGGGATAATTCATTCTGCATACTATACGTCATCGACAGGGGGCAGCGACGGCTTATCAACTTTTGGTACTGGATTAAACTATATACCATTATCAAGCGGGCCAGTAGCTAAAAAAGTAATAGGCAAGTTTGTTTTCATGGCTAACGGCGCTGCTACGCAAGTGTTAGTAAATGGTGATTGCACATATTATGGCGATGCGACAGAGTATGGTAAAAGGTCGTTTGGTTTTTTTTATTCCGGGTCAGCAGATGTAACTCAATTTACGATTACTACCAACGGCACATCGCTTTCAGGTTGGGCCGTCGTAAAGCGGATTATGTAAATGGCTTGGTCAGCAGTATTAGCATCGCCATACAACTCCGAAACGGCGACAGTGTTCGCAACCAACGGAACCGTATACCGCCGTCTTGAAGGGACGTATAGTTACACTTGGGGAATTGCGGCCCCTGATACGGTCCCGATTATCGCAGCGGGCGCAAGCACGGGGTTGAGCGGTGCCTATAATGCCAAATACACATACGGACGCAAAGAACGCCAGGCGCTTGTCTGCGAGTCGGACCCCAGCCTGCAAGCGTCTGCGGCGGTAACGCTGGCAAACAAATCTTTCTCAATGACAGCAGCCGCGCCGGATGATGAGCAGGTCAACTGCATTCGGTTTTTCAGGACGGTGGCCGGAAGTTCATCTTACTATTTCACAAGAGAAGTAAACTACTGCAACCGGGCGTATGCCGTTACCTACGATTGGGAAGAAACTGACGGCTACATTGCCGGCAAGGCGTGGCGGTACACGGTCGAAGACTCGGCGCGGCAGCGCGAATGCTGCTACGTTTGGGAATTGCTTTACGCCGCCTACACAATAACCGATAGAACGAATTGCATTACGGGGATAGCAGATAACGACTTGTCGATTGATGACACGGCTACCGATGACGAGCTTGGAACGCTTGAGCATTCGGGGAACGACCCGCCGCCGGCTGGCGGATCTTACGTTTTTGGTCCGACGGCCAACGGGACGTTGTTTTTAATCAAAAATCATCAGGTGCATTACTGCAAACCGCAGCGTCCAGAATATTGGCCAAGCAGTTACTATATCGACGTTTCGGCTATACAGTATCCGCTTGTTTGCGGAGTGATATACGATACAATGCCTTATGTGTTTGACAAGCGGGAAATTTACTATCTCGCCGGGACTCAATTCGCCGACCTGCCGGACATGACCACGTTCAGGCCGTATCCTCAATCGGCGCGGGCCGGGGCCATGTCTTCGGCGGCGGTCGCGGTGGCGCTCGGTTTAGGGATATTTCATATCGGGCATGACGGTATCTATCGGTTTGCGCCTAACGGCTCTGCAAGTGGAGCGGATGACAAAATTTCAGACCAGGTTAACCCAATATTTTTGGGCGAAACGGTTAACGGTATTCCGGCAATAGCAAGCCTTTCAACGGCTTGGCTCCAATGGTTTGATAACAAACTGTACTTCGGCTATCCGAGTGGCAGCGATACCTATCCGAAAAATGTGATCGTATTCGACTTCGCCCGGCAGAAGATCGCCTATTACGTTTACCCGTTTGATATTGCAGCGCCTTGCAACGACAAATACTACGGCAGATTTTTGGCATGTCCGTCAACGGGTAACTTGAACAAAGTTGAAGATGTAACGGTCTCGGCAGACATTGGAACCGAGATAGAATGGGAAGTCGAAACCAAGGATTTCATGCTTCAAACGCGGAAGCATTATCCGCGCTGGAACAAATACGACGTTGACGCTTCTGCGGCTGTCAGCGCGGAGGCCTACACGTATTTGAACGATGTTTTAGTACAAACGCACACGATAACGAAAAACCGCGACACGGTTAGGAGGCTTGTAAGCCTTTCAAACGGGACGCGGTTCTCGGTACGCATGGCCGGCACGGGGCCGGTATCGATTTACGCAGTTGAATCGGAGTGAGGTGAATCATGTTTGGACTTGGCGGCGACGACGACAAATATCAGGACAGGTCATGGGACTGGGCCAAAAAAATTTCGCGGGATGTCCACGGCGGCTGGAAGAACATATTTAATCAATCGCTGAATGCTGCGGATGGTGGCATGTCCCCATGGGGGCAAAACACGTTTGACTATGCCAGCCAGGGGCTTGACAGCTACACCAATTACAATGGCGACTTCCGCAATACCGACCTTTGGCGCACGGCTGGCGATCTTTTTTCGCCGTGGGCCGAGGACCAGGACCCGACGCAGACATCGACCTACAAGGGCGCAAGCGATCTTTGGGACATCACCACCAAGCCGCTATATCAGGATTTAATGCCGCAGCTTAAACGCGGGATTGAATCGCAGTACGGGAACGCGATGGAGTCTGCGCTTTCGTCCGGTGTGCGCGGGGGTTCTCTCATGGACGCGCTTTCGAATGCTGCTATGGGCCGCGATACGGCGCTGGGTGAGATGGAAATGGGACTTCGGGCGCAGGATACCGCACGGCTTGACGCAAACCAGAAGGCGCGGGCGGGGGCGCTCACGGACCTGCTTGACAGCCTGAACCGAACCTATGAAGCCGGGCGCATGAACCGCAGCAACATGCTTTCTAATCTCGGCTACCAAATGGATGAGTCAAAGAGCCGTCAAGGGCTGATGGCTCAAATGAGCCTTAACAGCCTCCTTGACCAGCTTACGCAAGGCGACATTGACCGGGCGACCAAAATGGGTAATCTCGGTATCCAGGGCCGCATGGGCGTAGGCCAGCAGCTCGCCAGCAATGAGAGCCAGAGCAACGCCTCACTGACAAGTGACCTGTTCGGCATGGGATCGATGATTGGGCTTGGGCTTGGTGGTAGCGGGCTATTTGGTGGCGCATCATCTATCGGTGGTATGACCGGAGGCGCAACAGGGTCTGGCACTATGCAATCGCTTTTTGATTTGGGTGTTTTTTGAAAGTAAGGAGCAGGCTATGGACTCTCGTCTAATCGGCATTGGCGGGCAGATAGTAGGCGGCTTCCTACTCGGCCAGCAGCAACGCGAACAGCGGATGCAGGACGCCGAGGTGAAGCAGAAGCAGATTGACCAGATGCTAAAGTTCGCACAGGCGCGTGAGAAGCGAGAGGAACGCTTGTTTGAAAAGCAGATGGGCGAGAAGGAGTCTGCCGCGCCTCTGATGCAGGCCGTGCTTTCTAAATACGGAATAGGCGTACAGCCGGCACCGGCTGGCGACAGCGGGACCGGGCTTAAATACGGGGAAACCTTTGGCAAGGATAGCTCGGCCGCCGAGGCCTCCGCAACTCCGCAGGGACCAGATATAGCAGGGTTAATGTCTGACCCGCTGGCATTGGCGCTGCTTAAACATGGGACCGGGGTTGATTGGCTTGGGGCTGGAAACGCTGCGCGACAGAATCAAGAATTTCAACTAAACTTGTATAAGGCGCAGCGCGAAGGGACACAGGGCAGTTGGGTAGACATTCCTGATGGTGCGGGAGGTGTTGCTAAAGTCTGGCAGCCGAAGTTTGGCGGTCCCAGCGTCGGCGGTGGTGTGGGTGGGTATCAGCCTCCGAAGCCAGAACTTCGCCAGTTTGAACAAGGTGGCGTAACGTATGAGCAGCCGGTCAATCCATACACGCAGCAGCCGTTAAGCGGTGCGAATGTAAAGACAGAGAAAAAGCCTATGCCTGCTGACTCTGCCGGCAAGATGGGTATGCTCAAAAGCGGGCTTGATGCCATACGCCAAGTCAACTCAATGCTAATGCCTAACGGTAACGCTGACTCGCAGACATATAAAGTGCTTGCTCAGATGGAAGCTAACTTGCCTTGGACCACAGGGAGGCAAGTCGGAAGCCTGATGGATGATGCGCTTGAAGGCAAGATAAGGATTGAATCGGGCGCAGCCGTCCCGGATCAGGAAATCAAGCGCATGGCAAAACGCTTCAAGCCAAGTGTTGCCGACCAGCCTGAACTTATCAAACAAAAATTGAGCCGGATGGAACAATATTTAACCGGCACAATTGAAATGCTTGATCCGAATAAGAATTACAGCAAAACGGCCGAAGTGTTCACGGCGCAAGACGGAAAAAAATACGTCATGCAGCCAAATTCAAAGTTGAGCCAAGACAAGGCTATGGAATACCTGAAACGCGCAGGCGGCGACAAGGGAAAAGCTCGTGAGCTTGCCAAGCGCGATGGGTGGGAATTTTAATGGCCGACATCTTTGATGAAGTCGCCAAGCGCGACATCTTTGATGACGTTGAATCAATTGGCGGGAGTATGCCAACAAGCACAATAACCGGCAAGCCACTCCCTACCGACGCCGAAAAGATGTCAATGAGCAAGCAGGCTATGGGCGAGATACTACCCATAGCAGGCGACATAGCCGGGACCGCGATTGCCCCGCAGTTAAAACTTGCCGCGTCAGCGCCGCGCATAGCACGGGCTGGGGCTGGTTTGATTAACATGCTATCACGGGCGGCCGGTTCAACTGCCGGTAGCGTTACGGGCGAAACCTTGCGCCAAGTGATGACGCAGAATTTTGATCCAAACCAGATTTACATTCAAGGGGCGGCTGGTGCTGCCGGTGAGATTGGTACGAGCGCCGCCGCCCCGTTATTGAAAGCCGTCAGAAAGCCGGGGCTTGAGCTTGCGTCAGATTTGACGTTGAGCGGTTCGAAGTTGAAGCAATACTTCACCGAGCGCCTAAAGAAACAGGCAAACGAGCGCATAGAGCGGTTTGTCGCTGATGTGGCTCCAGAATCGGTCAAGGGCAAAATATCCGAAGTTGGTCTTGCGCGGGCGGTCGATGAAGCCGTTGACGAAAAGCAGGCGATATATGGGCATTTCAAGGAAGGGCTTGAAGCGGTTGCGGAAAAAAATAATGGGCATGTACCGCTTGAAGGAACGGCTGGTGCTTTGCAGCAATGGCTAAAAGAAGAACTTCCAAAACACAAAAGCCAAGCGCAAGCCGAGAACGCAATTATCAAAGCTATGGGGTTCTCACCCGGTGGGCAAAAAGAGTTCCAGCACGTTTCTATCAGGAGGCTTTTGCGCGGTGAAGACTTGTCGGATAAGGAAGTGAACTATCTGCTCGGAAACATATTTGAAAAAAGTACCGACAAATTTTTGAAGATGCACCCAGAGATTACTGAACTGCGTGGGTTGTTGAAAGACGCCATAGTTAAGGACTTGGACGACCTCGGCGCGGGAGCAGCTAAAAAGACCGCTGATGAAATGCACCGGGCTCTAAAAAACTTTCAGCGAATTGAAAGCATCTACAAGAGTGCGGCACCGGCGAACAAGGAAACCGGGGAACGCATGTTTAACCCGCTTACGTTTGCGGAAAACGTCTACCGTAATGAGCGGGCGATCAGGACCACGATGCCGGATGTTTGGCCGCAAATAAAGGCCGAAGCAGACGCCATGAAAGGTGTGGCCGACGACATCTCAACCGGCAAGCGGTCAATGGGTGGTTTGCCTATGTTGGCGGGCTTGGCGAGTTCTCACTTTACCGGGTATATTCCTGTTGGCGAGGCTTTCGGCGCGGCCTCTGCCTGGGCGCTGATGACACCAAGCGGCAAGGCGGCGCTAAGCGGAGTTTTTAAATACGGCGTAAAACCGGCTGCAAAGGCTGGCCTGCATATCGGCGGACGGCTGGTTGAAATGGGAAAGTCGCACTGATGAGGATTGCAGAAGAACAGATAGACCGGCTGATTTTGCTCATGCAGAAAAGCCGCACCGAAATAGACAAACTGTTTGCGGGCAGCGCCAACCGCGATGAATCTGTTGGTATATTTTATACGCATCCTTGGGAAAAGGACTTCACAAATAGCGATAGAGGAGAATAAAAATGTCGTCCGCAACAGTTACCGCCCGAAGGTCTTTTCATTCCGACAATCACAAAACGCTGTTCATTTCTGTAGCATGCACTGCAAACGCAGACGGCACATTTGATGCTGTTGAGCTTTCTTCCGCGCTGGTAGGGTTCGAGTATTGGCTTGAAAGTTACCGGCTTGCTAACGCTTGGGCAAAGAATCCAGCATCGAATTATCCTACTGCGGCGGCAGTCGTTACTATCACCGACAGCAATTATCAGGAATTGGTAGGGGCGATAGCCGGCGACACATTGACGCTTTCGACCGCTGCGTCTGGGTTGGCGCAGTTGTCTGTTGACCGCAGTAGCGGACAGCGTATAGCTACTGGGCCGCTTACCTTGTCGATTGCAGACACTGGCGCTGCTGCGAACTCGGTAACAATTAACATTGTGTTGGAGCGGTTCTAATGCCCATACTTTTGGCCATAGCCGTTTGCCTCATCCTGCTTTGCGGGCAGGCGTGGGAAGCAGTTGAGATAGAGCGTGTGGTAAGCGGAGGTTTTTGCCGCGCATGGAAGTATTACGACAGCTCAGGAAATGTTGTCAGAATAGACATATTTCATGACGCTTCTAGCGTTGGTTCTGGACTTGATTATGAAACGTATAGTGATGTCACTTTTGGGCACCCATCCGGGCCGATGAATGGTGACGACATAATTATATCAGGCAGAAAATATAAAGTATTCTATACGCGAAATGAATACAATGTGGGTAGAATAATTTTCGAGGCGTTTGGAATTCAGTTCCCCGAATATTACACGGCGCCATAGGAGCAGAAAACATGGGCAGACCAATCAAAAGAGGTAGTACTGACCAATCGGTAGTGATCCACATTATGGACTCAACCGATGGCTCAAACGAAACCGGGGTTGTCTATAATACCTCCGGTATTGACCTATGGTATCGGAGACAGGGGTCTACAAAAACGAGCATTACAGAGGCCACTCTTGCCGCTACCGATTCGGCCCATTCAGACGGCGGGATTATCCATATTGGAGACGGCGACTACCGTCTGGATCTCCCTGATGCAGCAGTTGCGTCTTCAGCTGGAATTAATGAAGTGACTGTAGGTGGCACAGTGACTGGGATGATCGTAGTGTCCGACACCTTTCCGCTTGTCGCTTATGACCCTTACGATGCAGTTAGAATAGGGATAACCGCCCTGCCTAATGCTGCGGCCGATGCTGCCGGGGGCTTGCCGATTTCTGATGCTGGCGGGCTCGACCTTGATGCAAAACTTGCCAATACCAACGAAATCACAGCTGCAAGGATGGGCGCGCTCACCGACTGGATTAATGGAGGTAGGCTCGACCTCATTATTGATGACATCTTGACGGACACCGGAACAACGCTTGACACCAAAATCAATACGATTGACGACTTCCTTGATACTGAAATCGCTGCTATCAAAACTAAGACTGATTACCTGCCATCGGCTACAGCAGGCGCGGCCGGCGGTCTGTTTATCGCTGGAAGCAATGCCGCAACATCGATTACAACGGCGCTAACAGCGAATATTATTGGCAACATCACCGGCAACTTGAGCGGATCGGTTGGCAGCCTTACTGGGCATACGGTGCAGACTGGAGACAGCTATGCCCGACTGGGGGCACCTGCTGGGGCTTCTATCAGCGCAGATATTGCGGCCGTGAAAACCCAGACTGCGGCTATCGAAGTAGACACACAAGACCTGCAAACGCAAGTGGGCACTGATGGCGCAGGATTAACCAACATGCCTTGGAATGCTGCTTGGGACGCAGAAGTGCAAAGCGAAGTCTTTGACGCTCTTGACTCGGCTTTCACTGATGCTACCAGTCTGACCGCAAATGGTCTGCTTGACAGGATTCGGACGTTGATGTGGGTCCAAAGGAATAAAATAACGGTTACCGACGCCAACGGAAACACGGTTATTTACAAGGACGATAACTCTACGCAGGCTTTTGCTGTCAATGCCATGCTGACGGACGATTCTACGAGTACTGTCCGGCTGCGCGCCGCATAGCAATTATATTGCGCCCTTGGGCAAGAGAACACGATCTTGAACAATATATAGCGCTACTGTGATGTGTACCTTTATAAAATGTTTTTCCACAAATTGGGCATGCCTTATCAGGGAGCTTTCTTCTAAGCTTTGCATGGTAGCCGGAATGTCGCGCGTTGCATGTTACAATAAGATTTTCAATGCGGTCGTCGGACTTGTCTCCATTAATATGGTGAACTATTTCGTTATCAGCAAGTGCCCTGCCAAGCTTTTGGCTCATAACGACTCTACTTCGCTTAATGTATCCTTTTCGCTTCCATGCGTTTGGATGTTCAGGAAGATAAACGTAAGCGTACCCACCAAACCAAATAATATCTTTTCTCTTTTCCTTGTTCCAATGGCCTTTAAGATAGCCGGTTGGCTTTCCTCTCTTAATCTTAAGGTGGGCTTGCTTTTGCCTAAACTGAGTATCTGGAAGATCATTTCCGCAGCCACATTTACATTTCATAGGTTCCTCCAAAATGTTAGTGTATGCTATATGATAACCGTAAACATTAAAAATGTCAAGAGGGCCACCTAATGGACTTTAAAACATTGCTTGAACCTTACGCCGAACCGAACAAAGAAGGGGTCCCTACGCGCACGGTTGAAGGTCAAATCAAATGGCTTACCAACCGACACCACTTTCCGCGCGATGTTGTGGATAAGGCTATTTTAAAGGTCTACAACGAGATTGAGAGCGGAAAGGCGTTTATAGCCGATGACGACGGCAGCGCCGGACATCACTTGGACCGCTATCTATTCTCAGTCTGCGAAGAAATCGTGGGACTGAACGTAAGGAAGCAGGCCAAAGAGCTTGAAGACTTCCTGCACAAGTTCAAGGAAACGGCTGTCGAAAAATACGTCGCCGAACAGCGCGGTAGCGTATGGAAGCGCGTCAAAGCCGTCTTTAAACCGGTTCAGGTATGAACTACCTACCTTTCGTATCATGGGGCATGTATGGTGGCACTACGGCCACCCAGCGGGCTAATTTCTTCGCCTCGTGGGGGCTGATGGCGGCGCTTCCGAATCTTGCAGCTAATGCGTTTATGGTGATTTACAACTACATCCGACATAGGCGCAGAAATGAATTTTAGAGCATATGTAAGCTGGGGATTGTTCGGTGCGGCCAACTCCACAGAGAGGGCTAACCTCTGGTCATCGTGGGGACTGATGTCCGACCTGCCAGCATACGAGGCTCCGCTTCGAACGAGAGTTTGGGACATATTCGGGCAGTTCTTTTGGAAACGACCATAAGGAGAATTTGAAATGGCTCTCACCGAGATTCAGCTTTTGATGGGTGGCAAGGTTACGGCGGCGGACTCTAAGCTGGTTCTGTACTCGATCTTGCAGGACGCGGCAGCTGATCTTTCATCTTCAATGAACAAGATGAAACTGGTGGCAAACTTCATTAACCGGATGGAAACGGATGACCTCGACGCGCTGCAAGTCCCAGCCGGGCAGATAAGGGCAGACATGACAAACCTGAAAACCGTGCTGAATTACTTTGTCGCGCTTTGGGGCAATCAGGCCGTGACTCCGGCAGTGAATCCGGTAACAGTCGTTGACGCAATTCGCCGCGCCAATCAGGGGTAATAAAATGAAAAAGATCGTTATAGTTTTGGCCGCTCTACTTATCGCGTTGCCCTCTTTTGCCGGGACATGGCAGGTTACTTTCTCCAACTGGACGGAAAGCCCCGGCCCGAATCTGGTCAACGAAAAAGTTTTTTACAACGGGCTAGAATGCTGCACGGTTGCGGCTGGTGCGCCGAAGACTTGTCAATGGACGCTTCCAGCGGCTGGACCTTTTGCGCTCCCGGTAATCGTCCGCAGCTACGACGGCGCAAGCAACATGGCTGAATACACCGGCCCGGTTCTCAATCCGACGATTGCGCCGGCGTCGGGCGGCACGGTTATTATCCAGTGGATGCCCTAAATGCGATGGCTTGCGCTACTATTGTGCTTGGCGTCATCCTGCTTCGCGGCAGATCTCGCCTGGGACTGGATACAGGAAGAAGGTGGCTCGGCTGATGGATTTCGGATTTACTACGGCTCGGCAAGCGGGCAGTACACTGAAAGCGTTGACGTTGGGCTTGTCAACCAATGGCATGTTCCTGATGCATGGCCGAACGGGACTTATTTCTTCGTTGTCAGCGCCTACAACGCTTCCGGGGCCAGCCCCTACAGCAACGAGGCGGTTTATGTTTGCGACATCGTTTCGGGGATTCAACCGGCGAGCGGTGGGAATTATCAATTATCCTGGGTTGAGGATAGTTTAATGACGACTATTGGGCCAATATTTATTGCTGCTAATGGTGATGACGGAAATATTTATAATGGCTCGCTGTACCCCAACGGTGACGACGGATCGAACGCCTGGATCGGGGGTGATAGTGTATACTACCAATGGGGGTTTTTCCGTTTTACTCTCTCCGCTGCGATCCCCTCCGGTGCAACAATCAATGCCGGGACAAAAATCGCACTTTATGGTGTAGACAGCTATAGTTGGGGTACAGGTGATTACCTGACGATTTATGCTACAAACTCATCCGATGCTTCACAACCGAGCACCGGTGGCGAGCCAACCCCATTAACAACGGCGTCGGTGCGCTGGCCGGCATCGGGGGATCTGACCTGGCCTACCGGGCAGTACAATGAGCGTGATATAGTGTCGATCATCCAAGAGTTGGTCGATGATTACGGCGGGCTATCATCGGGGGCTCATATCTTAATTTGGATTCGAGGAGAGAAAAGCAATAGCTGGCTCGCTGCTGAGGATTATAATTCAAGCAATAATAATTTAGCCAAGTTGACTATTGAATACACGACTTCTGGCGGCAGCGCATCAGCGGTTCCTAAAATTTTTCGCCAATTCGCAGCGAGGCGCAAGTGAAGGCTGAACATATAAGGCAAGAAATAAGATCGATTTGGCCGGGGGTTGGATTCCTTTGGCTGCCTGATGGCGAGTATGAAACTCCAGATATAGTAGGCGTTATTGACGTGTTGAAGATGAGTAATATTGATAACATTGAATACGAATGCGAGCTTTGGGACTGCGATGATAGTGCCCTTGCCGCAAACTGTTGGGTTAAATATTACTGTTATAATGAAGAAGGGTTCGAATCTCAGTGGGCATTTGGAGAATGTTTTGCTTCTAGACTACACGGCCGAGACTTGGCCCATACGCTTTGCATTTGCCGAGCATCAGATGGAATCTACTTGATCGAGCCTAAAGGCTACCACTATTGGAGGGCCAACGGTGCCGAAGATACTATTCATACTGTTAAAATGTAGCATTGTTGCCCTGCTTCTTTCGGGCTGTTCGACCCTCCCTGTTGTAAAAAATTTACAGCAGGAACCGCCAGCAACTCAAGACCTTGAGCGGATGGTGGAAAAGTCTGGGCTCAATATCGACGTTGATAGTAACAACGCTACGGATGTTACCTATGGTGGCACTAACGCAGCTACAGCGTCAGGTGCCAGAACAAATTTAGGGCTGGCAATAGGCACCGATGTTGAAGCCTATAAATCGGCAGCAGATTGGAAAACACACCTTTCCGTTGATGACCTAATAACCCTCTCCGGCGTGGCCGATGGTGCAACTACCCTTGGTGAGTTCACCGGGTCAACCATAACCGACAGCCTCGACATCAAACAGGCGCTACAAGCGCTTGAGACTGCTGTGGAGTCTGCCGGTGCATTAGGGTTCGATATTGATGTGCCTGGGGCTTCTGGTGGGTTTCTCCAATCTAACGGAACCAAGTGGGAACGGGTTGACGAGATAGACGTAACCATTGCAGGGTTTACAGCTTCTAAAATGGTTGAGTCTGACGCAAGCGGGGAACTTGTTTCAAGCAGCTTCGGGCCGAGCGACGTAGCTCTTGCAACCGGCGACACTTTTACGGGTGTGCATGACTTCGGCGGGGCCACTTCGGTTGAGTTGCCTAACGGCACAGGCCCTACGGTTGACGCGGCTGGCGAGGTCGCTGTTGATACCACTTCCGATCAGTTCATTTACTACGGCGGGGCCAAGCGGGTTTTGACTTACAAGAAGCAGAAGGATTTCGTAGTCAAAACCCCTGCCGACGCCGACGACTTTATTCTATTCAGAAGCCGGACCGCGACCACGATTTCAAATATTTACTGCATTGCTCAGGGCGGGACTTCAATATCGTTGACAATCCAGGAGTGTGATAGCGCCGGCGCTAATTGCAGCAATGTGGACGACGCCCAGACGTGTGATACTGACGGAGCATTGGATGACGGATCGCTTTCAAATGCTTCGATTGATGCTGGTGATTGGATTAAGGTATTGCTTGGAGCGCCCACGGGCACGGTGAACTTCTTGACCGTATCTATTTATTACGAGGAGACTGCCGACTAATGAAAGCCACTCTAACACTCCCCGAACCGCTTGCGCTTCCAACGGCAACGCAGATACAGTTTACCAAAGTCATCATTGAGATGGGCATCAAGCAGATAACGGTTGAATACCGTTTCCTTGACGCCAATAATCAAGACATATTCGTGCCCGGCTCCGGGTCAGCTTCCCGCTACTGGCGGGCAATCGACGCGCCGGCCGCCGATGGTCAGCCGGAGAAAACTGACTATACGGACATTTTTGGATTCATCATCCGTTCGCAAGACGTTGGGAAAAAGATCGGCACGGGCCTTTGGATGCTTATCTGGTCGAAAATGAAAACCTCGGTCTTGAAGGTGGACGGAAATGATTTGGTTCCTTAGCCTGCTGCTACTGATAGCGCCGCCGGCCTACGCCGACACTGTTATGCTGGTCGGCTTTGGCGCTACGTCGAGCTATCCGTGTTCGCATGACCAGCTCGGCGGTACGGAGTCAAATATTGTAAACTTTATACGAGCGGCCGCCTACCAGTATGGGACCAAAATAACGACCTGCACAAGCGCAACGCGCACAGTTGCCTTCGGGGGCGATGGTGCAACGTCCAGTGACGGATATAAACTGGTTCGCAATAATAACGGAACACCATATTATTATTCTGGCGATGCCGATTGGGCACTTGAGGGAACGACTACGGGATATGATTTAAAAATTGAGGTTGATATAACCAGTTCCACGGAAGCATCGGTGACGTTTTATGTTGGCGCTGTCCAGGGTACACCCGGAACCGCCACTGTTCGTATCAGCAAAAGCGACACGCTCGATTTATCGTCTGATTATTGCTCAGGAACAATATCTATTACTGGGACTGGAACCTACGGGCCGGTATCCTTTACGGGGTGCGACTTTGAAGATTAGGACACTTATAGCTTTCTTACTGTTTGCTTTACCGGCTCACGCTGCTAACAGGCTATTCTACACAGACTTCGAAACCGGAAACTTAGCCACGACCGGAATTACAGCTTACTCTGACGGAGCAAGCATATCAACAAATAGTCCTTATGCTGGAACGTACTGCATGAAACTGTCTTATGAGGATCAAATAACCTTACCAGAAGGAGTCTACAAAGTAATACATACGGGAATAACTGATAGAGTCTACCATGCTTTTTGGATGAAATTAAACGCCGATTGGCCCGATGGCAACGGATGGAAGCCGGGACGGGCAACTAATTCGGCATCTAACGCCAACACCACTGAATATTGGGGAACTGGCTACCCCGTTGCTACTCACCCACTTCAAACATTCACATACGGGACGGGATTTACTGGCGTAACAAATAATACCGGCGTTTTGTGGGATGCCCCTGCAAATAGTTGGAAGGGAAACTGGCATCATTGGGCGATTTATATGCAAAAAAATACGACCGCCTCCTCCGCAAACGGGATCTTGCGAATATGGATTGACGGCGTTTTGAAAGTAAATAGATCAAATATGACGTTCTGGAGTGCGAACACTTATTTTTACAATATGTTTTATTTCCCTTCAAACACGAACTGCCGCACCGGGCATTTGAACGAGTGTTACCCTGGTACTGATTGGACAGGCATGTATCTATATGTCGATAACGTCGAAATATGGGACGACATGCCAACGTCGAATACTGCCCCAGAAATATCAATCACTAGCCCAACTTGCCCCGCTACGGTAACAAGCTCGCCACAAACGCTTACCGTTACGGCAACGGATAGCGACGGAACCATATCAAGCGTTAATTGGTACAATGATACTACCAGCGCAAACGGTTCATGCACAGGGGCGTACTCTTGTTCAGTAACGCTTGGCGACGGCGAAAATTCGATCCGTGTCGTTGCTACAGACAATGGATCTGTTTCGTCAACTGTAGCCTGTACTATCACAAAATCAGTCGGTGCGGATTATACAGCTCCGACTATCACGATTCAAAGCCCGGCCGAAACCAATCCTTACTATAACATGGCGGCAACCGGAGCTATTACTGTGAGTGGCGTCGCAGCAGATAATGTTGAGGTATCATCAGTTACTTGGACTTGCCCATCATGCTCGGTCACAAGTGGAACGGCTACTGGTAAAACTACCTGGAGCTTTAGCGCAATCCCCGGTGGTGGTCCTTATGGGTCTGAAGTAGTAACAACTGGAGATTTTTCTTCAAGCGATGCATGGTACACCGAAACCGGATGGGAGATTACAGGCGGTAAAGCGGTTGCGACATCAGCCAGCAATAAAGGATTTCAACAATCTGGTTTGGTTCTGGCTCAATATGCAAACTATTTACTATCTTACGATGTTTCAGGCTATAGCGGTGAGGGTAGCTTGTATCTATCTCAATATGGCTTTGGAGGGGCAACCGTTGGACTTACTGAAGCAGCGGGGACATATACACTTGAAGTGGTTTGCGTAGATCCAACAGACCCGCTTCGATTTGCAAGCGGTTCGGCTGCGCTGAACATTAGCATGGATAATATAAGTCTAAAACAAAAAGGCATCCGAAACGTCGTCACCGTAACTGCAACCGATTCAAGCGGCAACACGGCGAGTGATATAATTTATATCAACAACTTTTTAGAACAGCGCGATGTGTCTATTTCAGCAGGAGGTCCAACAACCCTTACGGGTGGCGGAACAAAAAAGTTGATCTTCAAAAGGACGGAGTAAAAATTGGATGAGCCGAAATCTATTAAAGAGTTCTGGTCTGACCCTGTGCGGGAGCGCAGGCGAAGCGCCGGCAGGCGAGAGTCGGATTACTCAGTGTGCGTACACCACGATGATATACGGTCTAAATGCGGGGAAGAAATGAAAGGCCTTTGGAAAAGACTTGAAATACTAGAGGAACGCATCGTCGGCAAGTGGACGTTTGGCGTTATCGTAACGATTCTGCTTGCCGCCATTACCTTGTCTAGTGGAGCGAGCGCGATAATGTTCCAGAGCATCAAGGCTGAAATAAAATCTATTAATGAAACAGTAAAGTGATTTACTGACGAAGGGGTGTATATGCTGTGGCTGTCAACTTGTGCATTCCGCCTTGGAGCACTCCAGATGGATGTGGATTGTCTATGTGCTCGTCCCCGAACGATTGGAGCAAACAATATAAATGCAGTTTTTCCACCACACCGCCGATCCACAACCGTTGCACCTTCCAGCGAGAAGACGGCAGTTGCTTCTGTGTCGCCGCGCAGCGGGATTGCTACCCGCCCAAACCAGATTCGTGATTTTCGTGAGCAAAACAGTGACCACGTTACCTATCGCTGCCTAAAATCCTGGCAGCAGTGGTTTACCCAATCCGATTGCCATTACGCGATAAAAAATCCAGAACATGACCGTTGCTGGTATCAGACACTACAAGGGGAGTGTAACAGGGAGGACTAAAATGAAAAGATTGGCATTGATTATGCTTATCGTCACAGGCTGCGCCAATGTGGGGCAAATTTACCCGCCGCCAGCGGTCCCGGTCTGCGCGAAGCCGGAAGCGGCCGACTCCGTTATCTGCGCCATTGCAACCCGGCAGGGGTACGCCCCGGAGCAGATCGACTCCATGTTCCTTGATGCTGCCCTGGCCGGCATCGGAGCAAAGGTTTTCAGCGCTGCGGATCTCCGTGCCGCCCTGCAAAAGACGCGGGACTGGGTTGTTGACCGTGACATTCTGAGCGTACAGGGATTGACGATGTACCTCGTCAAACAGGCCGAAATGGACCCCGCGCTTGCCATGCTGCTATCGCGCCGGTTGGGGCTTATCAACGTGCCGATTTTGAGCCTGGCTCCGCTGACGGCCTACGACAAGACTTTGATTTTGGCGGGGATTGACCATCAGCTTGAGCAGATGAGGTTCTTTTAATGGCTGCGACAGTAACAAGGCTACACCAAAGCGATGCTGCTAAACTTTTAAGTGATTTTGCGAATAGGATACAGGATAAAGAAATAACGGATTTAATTTTTTACGCAAGGGATAAGGATGGCATTACAACTTCGCATTGGTTTGGGCATGATTCTGCGCTTAGGTGCCTTGGCATGGCACAATATATGTCATGGAAAATAGGCGCATACATTGACAATGAAGATTTTGAAGTTTGATATTCTTGGGCTGAAAAGCGTATATTAATGACCCAACTCGCCGAAACCATGTCCCGCGCCGCGTTCATGTTTGCCGCTTTGGTTGATTCTAAGGCCGCTGACTGCGACTTGTCGCTATGGGAGATAGACCAGCTGCTTGGCGAGTTGGCCGTGATCCAGAACGCTCTGGAGTGCGCTAAGGCGCAATTTGAAGCTGCTTGTGAGGATGCAGGAGGAGCAGATGCAAGGATACCGGACCGTAATATTCAATGCGATAATGGCGCTACTGGCGCTGGTGAGGGCGCTTTTTCCTGACCTAATCGGGCTCTCAGAGGACGAAATCAGGACCATCTTTGACGCAATCTGGCCCGCAATTATCGTCTTGGGCAACATCGGCTTGCGGGTATTTGTAACTAAGGGGCCTGTAGGGATGAAAGACCCTGAGTGCAAGTAGGCTTGAGCCTGCCCCGCTCGTTACAGGAGTTGCGACGAGACTGACGATTTGGGACGCCGGGCTGAACGGCGTGGCGGGCTTTAATAACATCCCCAAACGATAACTAAAACCACACCAGCTAATCCCACGACCATCATACTTACAAATATCTTTATCGCTATTTCTACCCAATACATTTAATACTCCTTCGCGGCGGCGATGGACTTTAGAACCTTCTTCTCTTCTTGCTTTTCTCCAAGAGTCCATATGCTTTGATTAGATCGTCAGGACATCTTTCTTTTGGATTAAAATATTCCTCTATTGCCTCCACCAGCCGCGCCAGCCGTTGGCGCAGGGCGGCAACTTCCTCTCTGAGGTGCCCAACGCACAAGCTATCCTCTTTCACGCCAGCCGGATCTTTCCCCGCAATTTGCCTGCACCGTGAGCAGGCAGGGTTGTATTCGATTTCCATTGTTTCACCCCATCATAAGTTTAATTCTACAAACTTTATCAATTCTCTTAGTTCCGCGTTTTCCGCCACAAGCCGCAAAATTTCTTTCTTATGTTCTTCGATACTTTCAAGATAAAGCTAACGGCTAAACCTGCCGGCCAACGTCTTTCGGTAATGTTCCACTTCTTTTTCCAGCCGCGCAATTTCAGCGTCTGCCTCGACTTTTGGATAAAACACCATCATAGGATTTTTCCGTGTTTCGTCTATGATAGTTCCTGTTTTATCGTCGTCACCAACATAGCAAATGCTTACCATTCGTATCGCTTCCATGCGCCCCTCCTATTCAATATACCCATCTATTTTCCAGCCTTTTTCTTTGCATATTTCGATTATCAAATCGCTGTCTCTAATTTCCGGCTTTCCTGGCTTCCACAAATCTTTACGCAATTCAAATTTCCAAAATCTATCCTCATTTTCATATGGACACTGACCGTCGTTGGCCCACAAGTCAAACCGCTCCGGGTGCGGATGCGCCCAAGCATCTCGGCGCATCAGTTCAAGCGTTAAGACATCGTTTAGTTTTCCAAGGATTAAAGAGGATAAAAACGACAATGACGGAAGTTTTGAGAATTTAATTGTTGCGCGGTATAGGTTTGCGTAAGACAAGTTTGCGTCGGACAGGTTTGCGTAGG